ATCGCGGACATGAAGTTACACCTTCACCCAAAACAGAAACCCTTATTCGTGAGGAAAATATTATGTCGGAAGAAAACACAATCGACATTGAGGCGGTGAAAGCAGAAGCTACACGCGCCGCAACTAAAGACACTGCTGAAATGTATCGCTTGGCAGCAAAGCACAACAAGCGCGACATGGCAGACAAAGCGGTTGCAGAAGGCCGTTCACTAGCGGAATTCCGTGGTGAATTGCTAGAAGCAATCGGAAACGCGCCACTAGACACACAAGAGATTGGCCTAACAAAGAAAGAAGTTCGTAACTTCTCTTTGATGAACGCAATCCGTGCAATGGCAAATCCAGCAGACCGTAATGCACAAGCGGAAGCATCATTTGAGTTTGAAGCATCACAAGAAGCGGCAAAACGCGCTGGTGTAGAGCCACAAGGCATCTACATGCCACATGACGTGCTACGTTCATGGAACCAGCGTGATCTGAACACATCAGACGACAGCGCAATGGTTGCAGAAGCGTATCGCGGCGGCGACTTCATTGACGTACTACGCAACGCATCATCAGTGATGCAAGCTGGTGCAACAATGTTGACAGGTCTACAAGGTGACGTAAAAATCCCTAAAAAGACTGCTGCATCAACTGCTGGTTGGATTGCAACAGAAGGTGGAGCATCTTCTGAAAGCGAGCCAACATTCGGTCAAGTCACAATGTCACCAAAAACAGTTGGTGCATTCACTGACATCACACGCTTGATGATGATGCAATCTTCACTAGACATCGAGAACCTAGTTCGTAATGACCTATCAACAGGTATCGCACTAGCAATCGACAACGGTGCGTTGCAAGGTTCAGGCTCATCTGGTCAGCCAACAGGTATCGCCAATACTTCAGGCATCAACGCACCAACATCTTTCGCAGCAGCTAACCCAACATTCGCAGAAGTAGTTGCGATGGAAACAGCGGTTGCAGAAGATAACGCGCTATTGGGCAACCTAGCGTACATCTTGCCAGCAAGCATGGCAGGCGCGTTGAAAACAACAGCAAAAGACGCAGGCTCAGGCCAGTTCGTCCTAGCTGGTGGTGAGATGAACGGATACCGCGCAATCGTATCTAACCAAGTCACAGCAGGCGATCTATACTTCGGTAACTTCGCAGACTGCTTGATTGGTATGTACGGTGGCTTGGACATTACAGTTGATCCATACACTGCGTCAACATCAGGCACAGTGCGCATCGTCGCGTTGCAAACTATGGACGTAGCAGTACGTCACGCAGTTAGCTTCGCATACAACAACGACGGCGCATAATGCTAACTTGGGGTGGCTCACAGGCCACCCCCTCTAACGAGGGGACGAAAATGAAGTATATCATTCTAAAATCTTGTGTTGCAGCAGGATCATCACGCAATGCGGGTGAGATTGTTGAACTGGGAGCAGATGAGGCGGCTTCATTGATGTCTTACGGGCGAGTTTCCGTGGCACCAGAGCCTAAACCCACTGCTGCTCCGAAAAATCGCGCTGCAAAGCCCAAGACTACGAGGGCTAAAAAATGAAGATTAAGCTCATTAAAGCGGCGACTATTCATGGAATAAAGTCTAGGGCGAACTCAGTGCATGAAGTCATTGATCATGTTGCACTGAAGCTAATTTCGCGTGGATATGCTGAAATTTATGTAGAACCGGAAGAGGCTGAAGATGGCGATACCTCTGACGAGTGATTTGGCTTTTATGTTTAGCACTGATGACTTTGCTCTTGATGTTACTTACAGGCGCAAATTGGCATTAGGTCAAACTACTATCCAGGCTATCTTTGACAATGAAACGATACCTATTGATGCAGGTGGATTTGTTCAGGTTCACCAAGAGCAGCCTCGATTGACCTGTAAAACATCCGATCTGTCTAATATTTCTGAAGATGATGTGATGATTGTTTCATCAGTGGAATATCGTGTTGTAGGTTGGATACACGACGGAACTGGCGTCACTGAAGTTCAATTGGAAAAAGTATAATGGC